AATGCGGCCTATACGGTAGCAAATGCAGCCTATAATGCTGCTAATGACAAGATTTCATCTATCGGTGGTACGATCACAGGTGATCTAAGTATCGTCGGCACTCTTATTGTCACGGGTAATAGTTATCAGTATAATTCTAATACAATGGTCGTTTCTGATCCATTGATTTACCTAGCTGCTAACAACTACACAACCGACTTGGTAGATATTGGCTTTATTGCTAACTATGTTAATACCGGTGGAGCTAACGTCCATACAGGCCTTTATAGAGAGCATACCAATAAAGAATACTATCTATTCCAAGGCTATGATGCGGAGCCAATAAACAATCATATTGGTGCATTAAGTAACAATATGATACTATCGGTACTTAATACCGATGTAAGAACTTCTAATCTCAATCTTGGTGGTGCTAATGCTATCGTATGGATCAGTTCAGCCTTTGGTGTTGCTAATGCGGCATATGGTAACGCTAACACAGGTTTAGTCTCAGCTAATAACTATGCTGGTGCTATGGCCAATGCGGTCAATGCCTATACATCAGCAACCTATTCTACTATAGTTCAATTAGGTTCTAATTGGGGTGTTACCAATGCTGCCTTTGGAGTTGCTAATTCAAGTTACGACTATGCTAATAGTAAGGGCTACTTTGCTGGTAATAATGGCGACAAGGGTAACGCTACAGGCCTTGGTGATATCTTCCGAGTCCATTCTAATACATTGTCACAGAATGTTACTATATACTCCGGGAATAATGCAACAGCAACTGGTCCATTAACGGTCACTTCCGGTAAAACATTAACTATTCAAATTGGCGCAAGGGTGGCTATCGTCTAATGTCCATATTACAAGTAACAACTATCACAACGGTTAATAATACAACACCATTAATCCTTGCAACAGGTAATAGTGGTGGTGGACAGATTGTCTTACAGGCCGCTAATAATGATGTTACTTTTAATGGTAATATGCGATTAACCGCTAACATTGTTGGTGATGGTTCTGGTTTGACTTTGCCAAGTTCTAATGTGGCTAATGCGGCATTTGGTAAAGCTAATGTTGCACTAACAGGAATCGTACCTGTAGCAAATGGTGGTACTGGATTATCAAGTTTATCTGCATATCAAATACTTTATCCTACAAGCTCCAGTGCAATTGGTTCTTCATCAGGTTTAAAATATGATGGACTTTATTTTTTCGCCGGTGGTGTAAGATTAAACGGCACTGATGGTGATATCAATCAGATTTGGCAAAGTAATTATAATACTACCTTAGGTATAACTGCTAACGGTGGTCCTATACTATTCGGTCAGACTGGTTCCGAAAAGATGAGGTTGACCGCAACAGGACGTCTAGGTATTGGCCAATCCAATCCACAAAAGTTGTTACATGTCGGTACTAGCGGAAGTAGTGATGCTTACATTGGTGATAACTTTATCTATGATGACGGTCAATGTCATATTCATTCAACAAATTCTAAAAGTCTATTGATAAATTCTTCAGGAGTTTTAAGACTAAACGAAGAGGTCACAGGTCATATCACCATGGCAGTTGGTGGTGGCAGTGTTGCAATAGGAACTAATTCAATTACATATGGAAAATTTAGTGTAATAACTGGAGCTAACTTTTTCTGCACAGCATCTTCCATTTATAACTCTGCTGAGTTTGGTCCAAGAACTGCAAACGATGGTTTTTGTTCTGTTCTTTATAATTATGGTAGCTTTGGTGCCGGTAATTTCTGGAAATTTGATGGTTCGTCTGGTGCTTTTTCTTTAATGCAGTCCGTAAGCGGATCGCAGTCAGAAAAATTAAATGTGAGTAGTTCTGGTACTCTTTCTTCTGCAGGACCATTAGCGCCCAAAGGTGCACCGGGAACTTATGCTATAGACATAACAACTGGCAGTTCTGCGGTTACAGTTGCCAATGGCGGAACAATAGATTTTCCAAATTGTTCAGGAATGTTAATTGTAAATAACTGGATGAATGGCGCTGTTACAATATGGTTGTGTGGAGGTGGTAGCACAACTGCTGTTGGTTCTGTTGTTGCACAATCAGGCACCTTTACTTATGTTCCTGCCATTGCTGGTTATAGATTTACCAGTAATTATGCCGGAACAGGAACATATGGATTCTGTTTTATTAGAACAAGAAACACAGCATAAGGATTTATTATGACCGAATATACATCTACACTTATCTATGGTAATAACATGTATGAGATTGAAACCACCTTTAACGGAGAACCCGTAAAATTCAGTGTTGTGGTGGCTAATGATGAATCTGAGATAGAAGGATTGGTAGAACATCATTTAAATTATCTTGCTAATCCTGCTCCTGTATATAATGAAACAATATCAGCGGAACCAACATTATCAGAACTCCAAGCACAACTAAATGCCATAGCAGCACAGATAGCAGCATTACAAGGGTCATAAATGTCCATATTACAAGTAGCAAACGTTCAATTCGAAACAACCGGTGCCAATCGTATAGAATACACAGGTAACAATGTTGTCCGTGTAAGAGCAAACGGTGGTTTCCAGTTGCCTTTTGGAACGACTGCACAGAGAGCACCTGGTGAAACTGGCCTTATGAGATATAACACCGATACAGGTGCGGTCGAGGCTTACGGTGGTGCAGGTACTTGGGACGCTATGCCTACTGGTCCTGTGTTTAATGTTGCTTATGGTACAGTTAACAGTTCTTATACAACTGCTAATGCCGCCTTTGCGGCCGCTAATGCAGAATTTACTTTCTCCAATACCATTTATGCTGCGGTAAATAGTGCTTTTGCGGTCACTAATGCTGCCTTTGCTAAGGCGAATACAGCATTGCAGAATACGAGTGGTACATTTTCAGGAGCCCTAACGGTTACAGGCGGTGTTAGTGTTCCTAATGAAGGCGCTGGTGGATATTACACTTCTCTAAATTCCTCAGGAACCAACAAAATTATATTGTCACTTTCAAATAATGGTATGGCTACAGATGCTACCAGATTGCGTTCCGCTGGTGGTGGTGTAAGTATTGAAAATAGTAGTACCTCAACGTTAATGTCGGTATTAGAAAATGGAAATGTTGGTATCGGCACTTTAAGTCCTAGTTCACGTTTACAAATAGTAGCACCAGCTGGACAGTTAGCCGCTTTTGGTAATACATCTTCTAATGTTAATAGTTGGATAGGAGTTTCTACAGGAAGCCAATCGGTCACGTGGGGTATTGATGTTGATAATATAGCATACACATATACACCCGGTGCTTATAAAATATTCACCGGTGGTGCTAATGAACGTATGCGTATTAATAGTTCTGGTAATGTTGGTATTGGTACGGATAATCCTGTTGTGAAATTTCAGACAAAACTAAGCACCAACAATAATGTTGGTATTTTTTCTAGTACCTTACCATGTGCTATTGGAGCACATAATGATATTTTCAATGCCTGGGGTGATCTACAGGTTGGTCTAAGTTTGTTTTCCATGGGTAGCGGTAATGTTGGTATCGGTTCAACCAGTCCTCAACAAAAACTTGATGTTGTTGGTCTTATCAACTCTACAGACGGTTCTGGTAGTAGTAGATCATATATCGGATGGAAATCCAATTCACCATATGGATCTGAAACTGGTTTACATCTAATCAACGTAGATAACTCTAGTCTATTACTAGGCACTAACAATATAGTAAGAGCAAAGATTGATGTTAATGGTCGTGTTACTATGCCATATCAACCTGCATTTTGGGCATATGGCACTGGCACACAGTCTTGGAGCGGAACATCAGTATATACCAAACTAGATTTTAGTGGTGGAGGACAATTTATAACATCTAATAAATCTAGTGGTTGGAATCAGACTAATAGCAGATTCACCTGTCCTGTTGCTGGAACATACGAATTTATTGTTTCCATAACAACATCTACAGCTAGTAGCAGTGGACCAGCAATTGTCATATATAAAAACGGCGGCGCCACTTATGAATTTTCAATAACTTATAGTGTTGGTCCATATACCAGATTATATGGTCAATTTATGTTCGATTACGCTGCCGGCGATTATGTTGAAGTTTTTGTTGTGAACTATAACAACACAACATTTACCATTGAAAGAGGTAGATGTTCTTTTTCAGGAAAATTAGTATCATAATAGGAGAATAAACAATGACAACTTATACAATAGAATACACAGAAACAGAAAACAAAGCTATGGCTTATGCTGCGGCTGATGTTAATGATTGGATTCAGAACGCCGCTCATGAAAGAGCACGTATCGCCATTGATGAAATCGTTACACTAGCAGTTCAAAAGTTCCTAGATGCTGGTCAGTCAATTCCAGGTTCTAAAGACGAAATCGTAGCCGCTGCTTTCACTAATGGTTGGGTTAAGACTGCTGCTGACCGTAATGCCGAAGCAATAGCAGCCACACCAACCGAAGCATAAATACTAGGAAATACTAGCAAGAGAGTATAATGGCAATCAACTTTCCAAATTCTCCATCCGACGGTCAAATATTCTATGATACGGACAGCGGTAATAGATACATTTATAGTACCTCAAAAGGTAGATGGTCAGTTGCATCAAACAATAGTCCTTTTACAGCAACATCTAATAATCAGGTTCTATTCAATAATCAGAATAGTATCGATGGTGATAATGGATTAGTCTTTGACGTTGGTGCTAACACTCTTTATGCTAATTCTATCAATGTAGCCTATGATATGAGGGTTCGTGGTAACCTTTATATCGGATCTAATACGGTAACAATCAGTAATAACTCCATTGCGGCTCAAGCCATATACGTTACCGATAATACCGGTAATCAGATTTTGGTGGCTTCGGCTTCTGATAATCCAAGTTTTAATGCGGCTAACATAGCCTATAATGCTACCAATTCCGCTTTTAGTGTAATCAATGCAGCTTTTGGTCATTCTAATGCGACCTATGCTTCAGTAAACTCAGCCTTTGGTTTGACTAATGCGGCTTTTGGTCAGTCAAACAACGAGGTTACTAGACTATCATCAGCCTATGTGGTTGCTAACTCTTCCTATGCTCAGGTAAACACTGTATTTGGTGTTGCTAATGCCGCTTTCAATACGGCTAATAGTGTCAGCATTGCACCTGTGTATAATCTGACCAATGCATCCTTTGATAAAGCCAACTCTGCGGTGGTTAATGCGGCAGCCGCTTATGCTGCGGTCAATACATTGGCTACTAGTGCTAATGCCTATGCGGCTTCGGTTGGTACCTCTACCAATAACTATACATTAGCCACCTATTCTACACTAACACAATTCGGATCGGTTTTTGGTGTGGCTAATGCGGCTTTTGCGGTAAGTAATGCCGCCTTTGCTGCGGCTAACAGTAAAGTTGCCACCGTATCTGGTACATCTGGTCGTATCACAAGTTCTGGTTCCACCGGTATCACTCTTGACCTGGCCACGACTGGACCTGGTGCCGGTTCATATTCATCTGGCATATCTGCGTTAACATTAGATGCATACGGTCGTGTCACAGCCGTTACTGGTTCAGCTGGTTATGTTGTCTCTGGCGGTGCTCTTGGTACACCATCTTCCGGCACATTGACTAACTGCACCTTTCCAACTCTAAACCAAAATACTACAGGTTCGGCAGGTTCTGTTACAGGACTCACATTAAACAGTTCCGCTAACGGTATTAATCCAGATAACGTAACTCAAAATCAATTAGGTTATTGTGGTGTTAGTTTATATGGTCAAGGTGATGGTGCTTTATTTTCATCCGCTCATAGTTCTAATTGGGTTCATCAAATCTATGGTGACTTTAGAACAGGTCAGATAGCTATTCGTGGTAAGAATAACGGAACTTGGCAATCGTGGTATTATGTTCCATCTTACGGTTATAATAATGCCTCATACAGTGGTGCTTTGTATCCAACAATAGTTTATGACTCGAATAATACTGGTTACTATGTTGACCCTAATTCGTCATCAAAAATATCGGGATTAATAACTTTTGACACTGCCTACGGCTCGTCTAAACTACAAGATGCCATGGGTTTTGTTATTAATGGCAACTATACAGCAGGACATTATAGTCACAGATTTAGAAAATGGGATGATGGAAACGGCGTACCTTTATATGTTCAATCAACTAGTGCAACGCCGGGAACTTGGTCAAACATTGCTAAATTTGGACCTGGTGGAATTGCCGGCGAGACAGGATCCTTTACAGTTTATGGTTTTGGAGAAGCTACAGGATCTTGGAGAGCACCTATATTCTATGATTCAGATGATACTGCTTACTATTGTAATCCTGCTGGATCATCAAGATTTTCTGGTATTGAACGTGTTGGTGGTAGTGGTAACTGGGATACAGATTTTCAGAATACTCCAGCTGGGACTATCAGATATGGTGGTGATTTTAATGCTGGTACAAATGGTCCAACTGGTGGAACTGGTTGGTGGGTGCAAGAAAACTTCCGTCACTCTAATGCATCCAGCTATTGGGGCGTTCAGGTCGCATGGGGTTGGGAAGACAGAGCAAATGAACTTTATACTAGAAACGTAACTGGTGGTGGTTATGGCAGTTGGATAAGATATTGGAACTCTGCTAATGCTCCTGGTACAATTCTTCAAGTTCAACAAACACATTGGAATGGCGTAGCTACTTTAGCAGCAGGATCATTTACTAATCACCCTAATCTTTCTGTGGCAATTACACCAAGATCAACAAGTAGTAAAATATTAGTTATGGTTTCTATGCAGGCAGTGGTTTATAACCTAACCATGCAGGCAAGATTTACTAGAAACGACACACCTATCGGAATCGCAACCGCTGCCGGTTCGAGGATTCTTTCTACTTTTGGTGGCCTTCAGACGATTGGTGACGGTAACCATCAATTTACTCCATGGAACTATCAGTTTTTGGATTCACCAGGAACAACTTCCGCTCTGACATATAGAATACAACTAAAAATGCAGAGTAGCACAACCGCATATCTCAATAGATCGGTTAACGATGCTGATAACAATGACTGGGCGCAGAGAACAACATCATCTATAACTGTAATGGAAATCGCATCATGATAGCAAAAGCATTAGAAAAACTTGGTATAAGTTATGTTCTATCAGGAGAACCTACAAACGAACAAGAATTTAATTCTATGTTTAGAGTCGTTGTGGGTGAGGATGAATATGGTAGCACCATACTATCTGATGATCCTACTAAATTTGGCATTACATGGGATGAACTTTGTATCGCAGCACAAAATGCCAAAGATGAATTTGATTCAAAAGAGTATCAGCGACAAAGACAACCTGAATATCCATCATTAGCAGATTTTGCAGACGCATACTATTGGGATTCTAAAGGCGACAGCACCAAAATGAATGAATATGTCGCCAAGTGTGATGCAGTCAAAGCTAAATACCCAAAACCATAAGGATTAACAGTTGGCACTTAATTTTCCAGCATCACCAGTAGATGGACAGGTATATTTTGATCCTACCAGTGGCAATCGTTATGTTTATGATGCTACCGCTGGTACATGGATGTCTAGATCCAATGGGTTCTTTTCTACTGTAGAAACCGGACAGGTAATATTTGACGCAAATGATGTTATTGGTGGATCCAACGGATTATACTTTAGCACCTCTGCCAACACCCTATTTGCCAATTCTATCAATGTTGCTACGGACATGCGTGTGCGTGGTAATCTGTATATCGGTACCAATACGGTTACCATTACAGATTCCGCTATTATGGCTCAGACATTCTTTATCATGCAGAATGGAACACCACTTGCTGTTCCAACTGGTTCAACCACCAATGCTTCTTATGAGGTAGCCAATTCAGCCTTTGCTCATACTAATACCACATTAACACATTCTCAGGCAGTTTATGGTGCAGTTAACTCCGTATTCGGAGTCGTTAATGCTTCTTATACTAGTTCTAATGCTGACTACGTATTAACTAATGCCGCTTATACATCGGTTAATGCTGGCTATACAGTAGCCAACGCAGCGTTTGAATCAGCTAATAGCAAAGTTTCAAAGTCCGGTGATACTATCACAGGCACACTAAGCATTGTTGGCGATCTTATTGTTTCTGGTAATACTCGTCAGATCAATGCCAATACCATGTCGATATCAGATCCGTTGATCTATTTGGCTGCTAATAACTATTCTAGTGATATTGTTGATATTGGATTTATTGCCAACTATGTTAATACCGGTGGTGCTAACGTTCACACAGGTTTGTATAGAGAACACACCGATAAGGAGTATTATTTATTCCAGGGTTATGATGCGGAGCCAATAAACAATCACATTGGTGCATTAAGTAACAATATGACCTTATCGGTCCTTAATGCAAATATAAGAACATCTAACCTTAATTTAGGTGGTGCTAATGCCATTACATGGATTAGTTCTGGTTATGGTGTGGCTAACGCTGCTTATGGACAATCTAATTCGGAAGTAACCAGGCTCTCTGCGGCTTATGTAGTAAGTAATGCGGCCTTTGCTGCGGCTAACAATAAAGTAGCTACGGTTGCCGGTACATCTGGAAGAATTACAAGTTCCGGTTCGACCGGTATTACTCTTGACCTGGCCGCCGCTGGTGCTGGTGCGGCATCATATTCTTCCGGTATTTCGGCACTCACAGTTGATGCCTATGGTCGTGTTACGGCTGTTACTGGTTCGGCTGGTTATGTTGTCTCTGGCGGAGCCCTTGGTACGCCATCTTCCGGAACATTAACTAACTGCACCTTTCCAACTCTGAACCAAAATACTACAGGTAATGCCGGCACAGTAACAAATGGTGTATATACCTCAGGCAATCAAACCATTGGCGGAACAAAAACTTTTAGCACATCATTAAGAGTTCCTACAGTCGGAACAACTTGGATTGGAGGTTTTAGAGGCGATTCCGGTATTACAAGTTCCACTCTTGGTACCGCAGGAAGTTATCATGGTTGGTATTCCGCTAGAACGCCTTCTGGTGGATTTACAATAGGAACTTTGAGCGATACTTTCTATTGTAACTGGGCAACAAACACCAACATCGACAACAATACAAATAGTATTTCTACTCCTTTGTATATCAATTCTGCTGGAACGGCCGGAGCGGCTGGCGACTTCCGTGCGCCAATCTTTTATGATTCGAATGATACTGGTTATTATGCAGATCCTACATCAACATCAAATATGAGCATCATTACAGCCACAAGATTGTGTGCTGGTTATAATTCTGGTGATAATAACTCTGTTCAATGCTCTAACTGGTTTAGATCATCTGGCGATAGTGGATGGTATAGTCAGACTTATGGTGGTGGTGTTTATATGACAGATAGCACCTGGATTAGACTATATGGTGGTAAACAACTATATTCTACTGGTTATTTCCAATCAGATGCCAGTATGCGTTCGCCAATCTTTTATGATTCGAATGATACTGGTTATTATACAGACCCTAATGGTACTAGTTCTATGGCTACTGTTCGTGCTAGTAGGATTTTACTTGATAGAAATCATGGTCATAGTATCTTTGGCGTCTACAGTGCTACTCGCTACCAGGGCGTTTGGTCTATGGGTGAATCCTTTTACCTTCCTGACGACGGTACCACAACCGGCAATCTTTATGGTCTTGCTTGGTCTCATCCAAATGCTGGTGGTACAGCGGCTAACCTAAATGATCACGGTTTATTGGTACTTGTAAATGGTGGATTTAGAGCTGCTGTATCAGGTAGTATTCGTTGTTCTACCGATATGCGGACGCCAATCTACTATGACTCGAATGATACATCATATTATTGTGATCCCAATTCAAATTCTTCGTTTAATACATTACGTTGTCACGGTAACGAAATGTATCTAAGAGGCGGATCACCAACACTACGCTTTGAAGACACCGATCAACAATGTGCAACATTACACAACAATAGTAACTTATTCTATATCTTAAGACACAATAGCTATACAGTCGGATGGTCAACCGTTGGATCTGGTTGGTGGCCAATGACCGTCAATCTAACCAATAATGATGTGTCATGGGGTGGTAATATTGCCGCTGCTTACAATGTGTCCGCTTATGCTTCTGACCGCCGTTTAAAAGAAAATATTAAAGAAATTCCTAATGCCATTGAAAAGATAAAGGCTATTAGAGGAGTTACCTTTGATTGGAATGATAAAGCGGATGAAGTAGGTTTTAAACCTGAAAAGAAATATAATGATATTGGATGTATTGCTCAGGAAGTAGAAGCAATTCTTCCTCATGTTGTTACATTGGCACCATTCGACAGATGGAAGCCAGGTCCTAACGAAAAATATAGCAATGAATATTTAGCTGAAAAAATGGATACATCTAGAAGCGGTGAAAACTATCTGACTATTCAGTATGATAGAATGGTACCTTTATTGATTCAAGCAATCAAAGAACAGCAAGAACAAATTGAAGAATTAAAACGACGATTATAAACCAACTATATATAATATAACTATCCAACAAAGAGAAAGTTGAAAATGCTTCAAGGTAGCGGAACAATAACAATAGCTCAAATAGCCACTGATTTCGTTGGTAAGTATAACGATTACTATCAGTTTCAATACAGTGGTACTATATCCGATCTATACAATCTAAACTACTTTCGTGGTAGACCTAGATATGTTGGTGGTTCTGGTCCATGGAATGATTATGCTGCTCCTAATGGTGGGTTTGGGATAGGTACATTCTCTAGTGGTCAAATAAACATGTCAGACTTTTATAGCACTGAAGGTAACTGTAACTGTGATTGTGCGTGTGACTGTGCCTGTGATTGTGCGTGTGACTGTGCCTGTGACTGTGCGTGTAGTTAGTTTGAAAAGGAAAAGATTATGAAATTTGACATATTATGCACACAAGATTTGGGAACTGGTTTTAAGATCAGAAAGTTTGTATATGATAATCAAACTTCCGAAATTTTTGATGAGGACAACAATCCTATCTTTAAACAACCTGCAACAAAAAAATATTGTAAAAATTGTGCTACTAAGAAAGTATCTAGAGATAATCCAGGAGTAAAAACAGGCAGCAATGTAAGAAATTTAAAGATACAGCTTGGTCTTTCTTGCAATTATTCTTGTGAATACTGCTCTCAGAGATTTGTTCCAAATGCTGATGAAACATCACATAAGAATGTAGATAAGTTTATGAAAAATCTCGATCTATGGTTACACAATCCACCTAAAAAGATTGAGTTTTGGGGCGGAGAACCATTGGTATATTGGAAAACACTTAAACCTTTAGCAGAAGCATTGAGAGAAAAATTTCCAGACGTTACTTTTTATATGATAACCAATGGATCACTACTGACTCCTGAAATTAATCAGTGGATAGTTGATATGAATATGGACATTTCCATATCTCATGATGGGCCTGGACAAGTTGTTCGTGGTCCAGATCCGTTTGAAGATCCAGCGTCTAGAGAAGCCATAGAAGATTTGTGGTGGAAAAAAAATGGAAATATGAGCTTCAACTCAATGGCCCATAGAGAGAATATGGACAGAAAGAAGATAGCGGAGTTTTTCAAAGAAAGATTTGGACCTAAAGTGGTCATAGGAGAAGGAGCTTACATTGATGCCTATGATGAAGGTGGTCTTAAAAACACATATTGTACCACTGAAGAATTTTATGCTTTCCGAAGATTAACAATGCACCAATTGAGAGAGGGTTCACTACATAACTTTCTCTTTACGAAAAAGAGATTACAAGATTGGTTAGAAAGTTTTAAAGAGTTTAGACCTGCCGATGTTGTCGGGCAGAAATGTGGTATGGATCGTCCTGATATCATAGCTGTCGATTTGAGAGGTAATGTTTTAACGTGTCAGAATGTCTCAGCGGTATCTACAAAGGATAATGGCCAACCACATCTGATTGGCCACGTATCAAATATGGATAAGGTTAAACTTAATACATCCACTCACTGGTCTCATAGAGAAGACTGCGTAAAGTGTCCACTGCTACAGGGTTGTAAAGGATCATGTATGTTTTTGGACGATGAGAAGTTTAAAATTTCTTGTGATGCAGCATACTCAGATCATCTACCTTTCTTTTGTGCCGCATTTGAAATGGTAACAGGTTGTTTACCATTTGCTATACAAGCGCAAGATAATTCTCTACCAGAAGAACGAGCCGACCTATGGGGTCGTGCATCTGAAAAATATACTATACCTAAAACAAGAGAATCAAGCAATGTCTGATATAAAAAGACTTTCAGTCAATAACTTATATACTGAGGGATATTTAACAAAAGTAATCCCTTGTATTCATATACATGACGACGGACAATCATTAACACTCACTTCACTAACAATACAAAAAAAAGAAGATACTAAAGACGGAGATACCTTTTTAACTTCTGAACAGTTTATAAATCTTATCAGCCAGCCCGCTGATGGAACTGCAAATTTAAAAGACAGTGACTACATAAGTCATTATAACTGTTATGACAATCTTCTTATAGAGTATAAACATTTTCCTGGTTTCATTAAAGAAATTTTTGAAAAGTTTGATGCTGTTTTGAAAATACGAATGAAGATAACTTTTAAATTTATAGCTGCTGCCACTAAAGACTATAACTGGGTAGGTTTTATGAAGTATTTTAATCCACCTTTATTTAATGTTACATCAAATATGATTATGGGCAGTATGAAGTTATTTAACTTTGATGAAGTAAATTTGAAAATATCAGAAGGTGTTTATCATCTACTTCCATCAGTCGTTTTCAAAATTCCGGGAAACAATCAGATACCAAATCTAAACGAATGTGATATTGTTATATTACATCCTGATCCGGGTTACCATTGTAATTTACAGCTTAAAGAATTAGGATATGAGGACTTCAAGGCAAACAATTATAGTGATATTGTTATTGATACTGAGGTTTTCCATATAATCAGAACCGCCGAGTTGAGATATAAAAAGAAACTTTTAATCGATCAGAATACCACATCAACCATATTAGGATCACCGGCTGCCTGATGAAACTGCTTGGTATAAGTTTAACTGGTCATGATCATAGTGTATCATACTACGATGGTGAACAAGTCAGATTTCATAAGTTTGAAAGAACGAAGCAAGTCAAAAGATATAGATTTCATGACTTTTCTGAGTTTGAGAGTGAGATAAGAAATCTTTGGAATGTTTATATATCTGATATGGATGATGTTGCGGCATGTTACTCATGTCTCATTGATAACAGATTAAAGTTTAACATTATACCACATCATTATGCTCATGCTCTCAGTGTTTATCCGTTCATAGGTAAGAAGCCAGACATATCTATTGTTGTAGATGGATTCGGTGATGGCAAAACGTGGTCGGTGTTTAAAGATGCGGATTGTATAAATTACGGAACGTTAAAAGAAGGGTCAATTGGAAACGGAGTAAGAGACTCCGGGATACTTTTAGGTATTAAGTATCAGGTTCTCCAAGACATTGCAGGAAAGGCGATGGCCCTGCAAACATATGGAAACGTCGATGAGGACTACTTAGTAATCCTAAGAAGATATGATATGAATAGTATCAATCAGATTTTCTCATTCGATAACTGGAAAGAGTTTAAAGGCGGCGAGTTTTTATCGGAGCTAACCAAACTGAATTGGTTAACGACTATCCATACAAGAATAGAAGAACTTTTGCTAGAGTTCTTTTATAAGTTCGCTTCTCCAAATGACGTTATAGGTTACTCAGGTGGTGTTGCTCAAAATGTCATATGGAACACGACATTAAAGAAACACTTTAAAAACTTGTATATACCTCCGCATTCGTGTGACGAGGGATTAAGTTTAGGATGTCTCGAATGGTTAAGACAGAAACACAATCTACCTATGTTTGATATGAAGGGTTTTCCTTATATACAAAATGATGTTGCTCCTTCAGTTGAACCTTCAGATGAGACGATTAGAACAGTTGCTAAGTATCTATCAGAAGGTAAGACTGTAGCCTGGTATCAAGGTCATGGGGAAATCGGTCCTAGAGCTTTAGGTAATCGTTCTATTCTAATGGACCCTAGAATATCTGATGGTAAAGAGATAATCAATAGAATAAAGAATAGAGAAAGCTATAGACCTTTTGGTGCTTCCGTTTTGGCGGAACATGCCAATGAATACTTCGACATGATATGCGAAGATGAATATATGCTTTATACTTGTCAAGTGAAAACCGATACACTACCTGCAATAACACATAAAGACGGAAGTTGTAGGATTCAGACCGTCGGTGACAAGAATCCTGTTTTTAAGAAACTTTTAGAGGAATTCTATAGTTTAACCAAATGCCCTCTGTTACTGAATACCAGTCTAAATTTAGCAGGTAAGCCTATAGCGGGTTATCCTGAGACAGTAGTAGAACTATTAAAGAATACAAGTTTAGACTGTGCGGTGGTGGGCAATACTATATATTAGAAAAATCGTATATAACCAAGCGGATACGGTTAAACTAAATACCGTTAACCAGATAAGGAGAGTTTAAAATGGCAGTAACATATACCTGGGAAGTAACAGGTCTCAAAACAACTACACTAAATAATACGCCAAATGTGGTCGTTCAGACATACTGGAAAAAGATTGGTACAGACGGTGAGCATACCGGAACATTCTCAGGTGCTACACCATTCTCTGCCGATACTATGCCAGCAGGAACAACATTTGTTCCATTTGAACAACTAGACGAGGCAACAGTTCTTTCTTGGATTCAAGCCGTTGTCGTCGGTTCTTATGAAGAGCATGTCAATGGAAAGATCCAGGAGCAGATTGATACTTCACTAAATCCAGTAGTAGAGGCAACTCTACCATGGGCTCCAGCAGCACCAGCAGCTAACACACCATAAGAAAGGGTTAAATTATGGATCAGAATGTTAAACTTGAATTGAATGTCCAGATGTTAAACATTGTTCTAGCAGGCCTCGCTAAGTTGCCACTAGAGCAATCGATTGACACCTTTAACTTTATTCGCCAGCAGGCTAATGCCCAGCTACAGCAATCAGGTCCTGCACCAGAAGGTCCTTTGGCTAGTAAAGTTATTAACTAACCTAAATAGTCCAATGATAACGGAGGATAACCCAATATGTCACAGTCTAAGCCTGCTAATAAAGAGGAACTAAAAGACTTCTGCCTTAGACAGTTGGGTTATCCTGTTATCCAGATTAATGTTGATGATGTTCAAGTAGAAGATGCGGTAGAACTAGCCTTTGAATACTGGAACGAGTTCCACTTTGATGGCACCGAGCGTACCTATCTCAAGCACCAGGTCACCAGCACAAATAAGACAAACGGTTTTATTCAGTTGGCTACGGGCGTAATTGGAGCGACCCGTATATTTCCTGTTGGTGGAACAAACCAGTCAATGGGTATGTTTGATCTAAGATATCAGCTACGCCTTAATGACCTATGGGATCTATCATCCACATCATATGTCAATTACTCTCTTACCATGCAGCATCTTAGAACACTGGATATGATATTCTCCGGTGAGACTCCTGTTCGTTTTAACAAGATCAACAACCGCCTGTATATCGACCATGCTTGGGCAACCGATGTGGACGAAGGCGAGTGGATCGTTGTTGAAGGTTATATCATTACCGATCCAGATGCATACACTAAGGTCTGGAATGACCGTATGCTTAAAAAACTAACCACTGCCTATATTAAGAAACAGTGGGGGCAGAATATGTCAAAGTTCGACAAGATGCAGCTACCAGGCGGTATCACCATGCGTGGTGTAGATATCTTTAACGAAGCGGTAGCCGAGATTAAAGAGACAGAACAAGAAATCAGATCGACATACGAAGCACCTCCAGGATTCTTGGTAGGCTAATGGCAACTAACCCATACTTCAATAACTTCCCTTCTCAAAGACGAATGAACAATGAGCATATGCTCATGGAAGAGGTTATTGACGAAAGCATTAAGATTATGGGTCATAATGTGTATTATATCCCTAGAGAGTCCTTTGACTCCGGTGACATGATACTAGGTGAATATGCTCAGTCTAAGTTTGAGAAAGCCTATCTAGTAGAAGCCTATATCGCCAACGTCGAAGGCTTTGAAGGAGATGGTGACTTCTTCTCTAAGTTTGGACTAGAGATTAGAGATACTTCCAATTTCATACTTTCTCGTCGTGCATTTTCTAGAATTATGCCAACAACCTTGAGAATACGCCCGCAGGAGGGCGATCTTGTATGGGTGCCGGTAATGCACCGTATGTTTGAAATTAAGTTCATTGAAAAGAAACTAATGTTCTTCTCACTAGGCAACCGTGAACCATTTGTTTACGAAATGCGCTGTGAGGACTTCCGTTACAGCCAAGAAGCCATCGATACTGGCGTTACAGAGATTGATGATGTAGAAGCCGAGAACGCATACACAATGAAACTCAATGTAAATACTGCCGGTACATATGGTATGAATTATATCAAAGGTGAGGTTGTATATCAATCAACCGATGGTACATGGGCTAACAACTATGCTACTGCGGAAGTCGGTAAATATTTCTCAGCAAATGGAACTGTATTCTTATATGGAATACAAGGAGCCTTCTCAAACTCCGCTAACCTTGTAGGAAATACATCCCTAGCCACATTCAGAGTGACATCCATAGGTGATGAAAAAGGTGACTATATTATCAATGATCTATTTGATAATCAAGAATTTAAGACAGAAACAGATTCCATTCTTGATCTATCGGAAACCAATCCATTCGGTGTGCCATAATGCTAGGAAATAGTCACTATTATCATCAACTAACCCGTAAGGCAGTCATTCTTTTTGGAAGACTTTTTGATGATATCACACTAATTAGAAAAAACCAAGATACAGGTAAAGAGGTCGTAAGATCCTTGGTACCTATTATCTATGCACCAAAAGAGAAAATGGTTACTCGTGTCCTGTCTGATCCAGAATTAATGAGACAGATTCAGGTCATTCTTCCAAGAATGTCATTTGAGATTGTAAGTATATCATATGATGCTCAGAGAAAACAAAACTCTCTATTAAAGATGGCTAAACCCAATACAGGGTCACAAGCCTCCTCTGCCTACATGGGTGCACCATACGATATCACATTTGCTCTTAATATCTACACTCGTAACATTGATGACGGCACACAGATCGTTGAGCAAATAATGCCGTTCTTTAATCCCGATTTTACGGTCACCGCCAACATGGTGCCTGACTTAGGATTCCTTAAAGATATACCAGTTATTCTAAACAGTATTACTAATGATATTCAATACGAAGGTAACTTTGACTCCGTTCGCTATGTCAATTGGACACTTACTTTTACTATGAAACTACATTACTATGGTCCAATTTCATATCCAAAGATCATTCGTACCGTTTATGCCAACATCTATAATGATGAATCCTTGTATCGTGGTTATATAACCCGTATCAATACTAAGAACGCCAATGGAGTGTTTAAGCTAGAAGATACAGTTTATCAAGGTGAAAACTATAAAACTGCAACGGCATACGGCATAATACTAAATTACAATTCTGATCTAAATAAACTAATTATAGGCGCTTCACAAGGCCAGTTTAGGGTGAATAATACGATACATTGTGTTTCGACTAATGGTGTATGTCAGATTGAATCCTTTGATATATCACCTAATAAACTAGTAGAAATTAAAATTACGCCTGATCCTGCCAACGCAGAGCCAACGGACGATTATGGTTACAATACACAGATCACAGAATATGATAACAGTTAATGGTGGTACAATATGGGTGTTGAACAAAATTTATCAGACGCTTTAGGCATCGAACATGTGCCTGTGCCTCAAGAAGAGCCAAAGCAGGAAGTTATTGAATATGTTCCTGCTGATAGTGTCGATGATCAGGATGAAGATTATAAACTAGTTAGAAACACCCTTCGTAATCTAATTGAGAAGGGTAATGATGCTCTTGAAGATATATCTACCATAGCCAGACAGAATGAGTCAGCTAGAGGCTTTGAGGTCGTCGCCAATCTGATTAAGACCGTAGGTGAAACGTCGAAAGACCTATATAACCTACAAAAGATGAAACGTGACTTAAAAGAACCTGCACCGGATTCTGACCCACGTAAGAAGAATCCTGATGCCGGTATTAATGTTGAGCAGGCTGTATTCGTAGGTTCTACGGCCGAACTATTGGCGGCTATTAAGAACAAGAAAGAGCAGGATGGCAAGGACTCCGTTTAGCTATCAAAACAATCCGAATCTGCCTAATGAGCAGTATCGTCATTCTTTTACCCAGCATGAGTTAGATGAATATCTAAAGTGTGCAGAAGATCCTGTTTATTTTTCTCGTAAGTATATCAAGATCATCAACGTTGACCGTGGTTTGATTCCATTTAAAATGTGGGACTTTCAGGAACGTATGCTTCAAACGTTTCATGATAACCGTTTCTCTATCTGTAAGCTACCACGGCAGGTTGGTAAGTCAACTACAAGTGTGGCATACATTCTACATCAAGTTCTATTCAACGAAAACTTTGTTGTCGCTATTCTAGCTAACCGTGCTCCAACTGCCCGTGAGTTGTTACAGAAACTTAAACTTGCTTTTGAGTATCTGCCTATGTTCTTGAAGCAAGGCATCAAAGAATGGAACAAAGGTTCTATCTATCTTGCTAACGGTTCAAGAGTTCTAGCCGATTCAACGTCAGGCTCCTCAGTTCGTGGTTTCTCGTTTAATCTAATCTTTCTGGACGAGTTTGCGTTCGTCCCAAACAACATTGCTGAAGACTTCTTTAACTCAACTTATCCTACTATTTCATCTGGTAAAACATCTAAGGTCGTTATCGTTTCTACACCAAATGGTATGAACCTATTCTATAAGATGTGGCAGAAAGCTATTGATAAAACCAGCACATATGTTCCCATTGAGATCCACTGGTCTATGGTACCAGGCAGAGATGAAGCATGGGCCGCTGAAACTATACGCAACACTAGCCAACGGCAATTTGACCAAGAGTTTGGCTGTGAGTTCTTAGGTTCATCTAACACACTAATCAATGGTGCTAAACTTGCTTCACTACATTGGAAAGAGCCAATCACTCGTATGGAGTGTATGGACATATTTGAGCAACCAGAATCCAATCACACTTATGTTCTATGTGCCGACGTGTCAGAAGGACAGGGACTAGACTACTCTACATTCTCTATCTTTGACGTTACACAAATCCCATATCGTCAGGTAGCTAAATATAGAAATAATGAAATTAGCCCGATGCTTCTACCCGCAGTTATCTACTCAGCCGCAAACAAATACAATGAGGCCTTCGTTCTTATTGAAATCAATTCTATTGGTCTACAGGTCGCAGACATTCTACATTATGAACTGTCATATGAAAATCTGCTAAAGTTTCAGATAAAGGGCAAACAAGGTATGCAGGCCTCAGGTGGGTTTGCTGCCGGTAAGAATAAACTAGCATTTGGTCTCAGGATCACAGCCCAGTCAAAGATGATTGGTTGTGCTAACCTCAAGACGCTAGTTGAGAGTGATAAACTAATACTTAACGATGAGGATACTATTACAGAATTATTCTCATTTTCTGCTAATAAGAAAACCTTTATGGCAGAAGAGGGTTCAAATGACGATCTGGCCATGACCTTGGTACATTTTGGATGGCTAACCGCACAGAAGCTATTTAAAGAGACTGTTTCGAACGATATCAGATATGTCCTCCAGAAAGAGATAGCCTATCTGGAAGATGTGGAAAACGTACCATTCGGTTTCATCGATAATGGTATTGACGATCCGTTTGAGGAAAAGTATGCTGATGGTGACCGATGGACAAGTGACAGAGAAAAACTATACCCGTTTGATGATCTTAACTATAGGTGGGATTCCCGGCTATAGCTGAAAATCTCTAAAACAATAAATAGAGGTTGAAATGGATTTTACACCATTCAACCTATAAAGGAGTAAAAGATGGCATATCAACTTTCACCCGGTGTGGCTTGGTCGGAAATCGATCTTACGACCGTAGTCCCATCAACATCTACAACAGAGGGTGGTTTTGCCGGTAACTTTGATTGGGGTCCAATTGACGAAATCATGACCATTTCCAACGAGATTGAGTTAGTCCGTTGGTTTCATAAGCCAAGTGCTAATACATTCAAGTCATGGTTTACAGCAGCTAACTTCCTAGCATATGGTCAAAACCTCAAGCTAATTCGTGCCGCAAATACCTCAGCCGCAAGAAACGCTACAAACGGTTCAACCGGTCTTCTTATCAAGAATAAGGATCACTATGAACTAAATTATCTTGATCTATCAGCAGCTAACACCGCTGGTATGTGGGCAGCCCGCTATTCTGGTGACCTAGGCAACTCTCTAAGAGTTTCACTATTCGCTGGTAGCGCCAATTCGTCTGTGCCGTTCGCCAACTGGGAATACCAGCCAGAATTTAATGGTGTACCTGGAACATCTGCTTTTGTTGCAGATAAAAGAGGTGCTAACGACGAAATGCACATTATTGTGATTGATACACTAGGTAAGTTCTCTGGTGGTCAGGCCAATACTGTTCTAGAAAAGTTCTCATACGTTTCTAAGGCATTCGATGCTACAAATGATGACGGTTCTTCAAACTACTATGTTAATGTTGTTAATGATAGATCACAGTTCATCTATGTGCTAAATCACGCACAGAACCCAACTACCTATCTAAACGAAACAACTACATGGGGTTTACCCGCAGCTAACGTAACATTTTTCCAGTCAAACGCTTCTTATACCTCAACACTAACAAACGGTTCTACCGGCACACCAACAACTGCTGATATCATTTCAGCATTTGATAAGTTTGCTCAGACCGATGAAGTTGATGTATCACTAATCATGACTGGTGATGCCGATCTAACAGTTCAACGCCATGTTATTCAGAACATTGCCGAAGAGAGAATGGATTCCGTAGCTTTCATTTCTCCTCTTATGGAAGACGCTGTGGATAATGCTGGCGGTGAGGTTACTGCTATCATCACCCATAGAAACGACTTGAACCTATCTTCTTCCTATGCTGTTATGGACTCTGCATGGAAGAAACAGTTCGATAAGTATAACAACGTATATCGTTGGGTACCACTAAACGGTGACATTGCTGGTCTATGTGCCCGCACTGACTTTAATCGTGACCCATGGTTCTCACCTGCCGGTCTAAATCGTGGTGGAATTAAGAATGTTACAAGATTATCATGGAATGCTTCAAAGGCTGACCGTGATGAACTTTATAAAAACTCAATTAACCCAATTGTATCATTTAAGGGTGAAGGCACAGTTCTATATGGCGATAAGACCCTTCTTGCTAAGCCATCTGCCTTCGACCGAATCAACGTTCGTCGTCTCTTTATTGTCCTTGAAAAGTCAATTTCAAGAGCGGCTAAGTATTCTCTATTCGAGTTCAATGATGAGTTTACAAGGGCCCAATTCATTGCTCTAGTAGAACCATTCCTACGAGACGTTAAAGGTCGTCGTGGTATCTATGACTTTAAGGTAGTTTGTGACGAAACAAACAATACACCAGAGGTCATTGACCGCAACGAGTTCATCGGAGACATTTACGTTAAGCCAGCTAGAGCAATCAACTTTATCCAGCTTAACTTTGTGGCTGTTAGAACAGGCGTTGCCTTCTCCGAAGTTGTCGGATCATTCTAATAAATAAAGACAAAGGAGAAAAAACAAATGGCATTTAATGTTCAACAGTTTCGAGCAAGCCTAATCGCTGACGGCGCAAGAGCAAGTCTCTTTGAGGTCACGATGAACCTTCCTCCAACAATCGGTCTAGGGATTCCCCTAGACCAGGAAGTTCGCTTTAAAGCTAGAGCAACCTCTCTACCTGGTGATACCATCAATTCGATTTCTGTACCATACTTTGGTCGTGAAATCAAGGTTGCTGGTAGCAGAACTTTTCCAGATTGGTCATTCACAGTGATCAATGATGAAAACTTCCGTATCCGTAATAATATGGAAATCTGGATGTCTCGTATGAATGAACATGTGAATAACCTACGCTCACCTGTGCTATTCAATAGCAATCTTTACCAGGCTGACGCATGGGTTACCCAGTTCGCTAAAACTGGCCAGATCATCAAGCAGTATAAGATCGTAGGTGCATTTCCTATTGATGTTTCACCAATTGAACTAGATTGGGCTTCTGGTGATAACATTGAGGAGTTCGCAATAACATTCTCATACCAGTGGTGGGAATCACTATTCCCTGTTGCAACTACAGATGGTGTTGCTGGCGTCTAATAAATATACAGGTACCCGTGGAGAGAAATCTCCACGGGCATCATTAATAGAAGGATTGTAATGTGAAATTATTTGGCTTTCAGATCGGCGCCGACCCAAATCAGCGTCTAAATCAGTATGAGGCTCCCACACAGAAATCGTTCAGCTTGCCATCAAATGATGATGGTGCCGTAACGGTTGCTGGTGCTGGCTATTATGGTACATATGTCGATCTAGACGGCACATTTAGAAATGAAACACAATTAATCACCAAGTATAGAGAACTGTCCATTCAACCAGAAATGGAATCAGCTATTGATGAAATTGTCAATGAAGCAATTGTCATGGAAGATTCTGGCACATCGGTTGAAATCAACCTAGATGAACTTAAAGTTCCTCCTGCTATTAAGAAAAGAATTGAGGACGAGTTCAATTACATTCTAAAGATGCTCAACTTTGGTAACATGGGTCACGATATCTTTCGCAGATGGTATATTGACGGCCGCCTATTCTATCATTTGGTCATCGACGAAACACAGCCGCAATTAGGCTTACGAGAATTGAAGTATATCGATCCACGCCGTATTCGTAAGATCCGTGAAATCCAAAAGATGCGTGATCCTGGTACAGGTATCGAAATCATCAAAAAGCAAATTGAGTATTACCTTTATAACGAAAAAGGTATGATTGGTGCAGGTACCAATCTAGGCTCAAAGATTGCCGTTGACTCTATCGTTAATGTCAATTCAGGTATCATGGATCCAAAGCAGTCAATGGTTCTTTCTTACCTACACAAAGCAATCAAACCATTCAACAATTTAAGAATGGTTGAAGATGCTACAGTTATATACCGTCTATCTCGTGCGCCTGAGCGTCGTGTATTCTATATTGACGTTGGTAATATGCCTACCGTTAAGGCTGACCAGTATGTTCGTGATATCATGGTCAAGTATCGTAATAAGTTAGTTTACGATTCCAATACTGGTGAGATCAAGGATGACCGCAAACATCTTTCAATGTTAGAAGATTTCTGGTTACCTCGCCGTGAAGGATCCAAAGGCACAGAAATCTCTACACTTGAAGGTGCTCGTAACCTTGGTGAATTGGAAGATGTTAAGTATTTCCAGACCAAACTACACAAAGCTCTTGGTGTTCCTATCTCCAGACTAGAACAGAACCAAGGCTTCTCTCTTGGTCGTACCACTGAAATCACCAGAGACGAAATCAAGTTTGCTAAGTTTGTCCAGAGGCTCCGTAATAAGTTCTCTACTTTATTCGATGACCTTCTGAGAGTCCAGTTGGTTCTTAAAAAGGTCTGTACCGATGAAGAATGGAAAGAATTTAAAGAAGATATCTGGTATGACTTTAAAAAAGACAATAACTTTGATGAAATCAAGGAAGCAGAACTACTAGGCATTCGCCTTGATACTCTTACTAAGATTGATCCGTTTATAGGTAAATATTATTCTGTAATGTGGGTTCGTAAAAACGTTCTTATGCAGTCTGACGATGACATTGAAGAAATCAATGCTCAGATGCAGGAAGAAGGACAAATTCAGACTCAGATTGATCAAGCCAATATGGAAATGCAACAGCAACAAATGGCTCAAGATCAAATAAACCAGATTCAGTTTGGTGCCCAACAACAGATCGCTCAGGCTCAAGTTCAAAAAGAAGTTGATAAGATTACAGGACCTGATCAAGGTCCAAATAAATCTGAAACAGTTGGTCGTGATCATGAATCCAAAATGATAGATAAAAAGATAGAACTAGAAAGAATTAAGGCCAACAAGAAAGCGCCTGAAAAGAAGCCAGCTAAAAAGTCTGTAGTTAAAGAAGCTAGAGAATTGGGCTTATGGTATGCAGGTTTAGGTCAGTATGCCGATGATAATGGTAAGATAACTCATATCAGTGAGAACGGTATTCTTGTTGAACTAAATAAGGACCATGATGAATAAAAGCACAGACGTCCGCACACCAGGTATACAGGCTATTGCCAAGAAATGGAATATGTCCGTTTCTGAGGTTATGCGTTTGGTTAATGACGGTGCTAAGGTTGAGAAAGAACACACAAAAAGTATGGCGAAAGCCAGACAAGTAGCAAGAGACCACATTGCCGAACGTCCTGATTATTATAAGAAACTACACAAGATGGAAAAGTCACCTATCTCTATGAAAGAGGACACAAGCACCGTTGGTGTCAGAGGACTAGGTAACGTTACAGGTAATCCAGCAATAGATCCTGTTAATCAATACATTACTACTAACACAATGTCTTACGAAGATTATAACGGAGCGGTACTCAAATTAATTAGAGACAAGCACAACAAACATCTAAACGATATGGGTTTCACATCATATTCACCAAATGAAATCCAACATTCTACCAATAAGATGAACCTTAAAGAACTAGGTGAGTATGACAACAAAGGCGGTACAGTAGGTGCTGAAGGTTTGTCTGATGCTCCAAAAAAGCAAGTCAATGAAATATCCGCAGAGTTGGTAGGCAAAGTTTCTAATGCTCGTTTTTGGAGAGGTGAAGCGCCAAGTAAAACTCTTACCCGTGCCATTAACAAAAAGTTTATTGAGAGTGGTAAGAAGAAAGAAGAAAAGAAAGAAGTGAAAGAATTTTGGATGCCATTCTTCCAAAAACATCATGTCCATTCAGCTCGTCTAAGTAAAAAACTAGGTAACAAACCAGACTTGATTGTAGATAGAGGTGGTGAAAAGGGTCAAACAAAATACGGTCAACAATTCAAAGAGGAAACTAAAATGAGTAACGGACTAATTAAGGAAGCAATAGAGAACATTGCTGAAAATAATCTTCCAGAGATGAAAGATAATCTTATGAAGGCTCTACAAGAGAAAGCTATGGAAAAGTTGGAAGAGCGCAAGAAAGAAATCGCCGCCAACTACTTTGCTGAATAAAGGATTATAGAATGAAAACACTCAAGCAAATCAAAGAAGAATATAACGAAAAGTATCTGGAACATTTTGATGCTCCAGAAATGGTTTCGCTTGAGGAGTCGAAAGATCCAACAATCCCTTCTACAAGTAATATGCCACAGGTTCTTGTGTTTAGAAGAACCTCATATCGTCTATATCCAAATAAACAGGTAGTGGCTCTATACTATTCTAAGATGCTTGACAAGTATCTTTCCATTCCATTTGGACCTGGCGGTAATCTTAATCTTTCAGAGGCAGTCATTCATGAGAAGGATGATCCTTGTTGGAAGGGTTATGAAATGGTAGGTATGAAAAAGAAGGGCAGTAAGAAAGTTCCTAATTGTGTTCCTGTAAAAGAACAGGAAGCCAGTGCTACAAGATATTCTGAAAGACCAACATACGAAGAAAACAAATATCCAGATACCGCAGAACGTGGTATCTATCAAGAAGATTGGCAATCAGTAAATCGTAAAGATAAGACCGATGGTCTATCACAGAAGGCAGTCAATGCCTATAAGCGTGAGAATCCAGGTTCTAAATTACAGACAGCCGTTACTGAAAAGAATCCAAAAGGTAAGAGAGCCTCACGCCGTAAGTCATTCTGTTCACGTATGGGTGGAATGAAAAAGAGATTAACCTCTGCTAAAACAGCAAGAGATCCAGATTCACGTATTAATAAGGCACTACGCCGTTGGAATTGTGAAGAAGATTTTAAGATGAAATTGGCACAGATAAGAGAAGAAAGACAACAGGTTGATGAAATATGGCCACTTATCGCCGGTGCAGGTAGACTAGCACTAGGCACGGCCGCCGGTGAAGCAATTGTTGCTGGCGCTAAAAAACTTGGCGGTGCAGTTCTTAGAAAACTTAAACCAAAAGCACCTGTAACACCTAAGCCAAGAAAAGCACCTCCTACACAAGCACCTAAAAAGTCTGGTGGTGCAGCAACTAGCGCAGCGGCTGACGCTGCCGGTGGAGCCGCAGGAAGTCTAGTAGGCACAGCCGCTATAGAAGCAGGAAAGGCCGCTGCTAATGCTATAGGGCATACTATGGATTCAGATTCAGGTAAGCTAGTAAGAGATAAGCCAGGTGTTAAGACCTATAGCTCATGGGAAAAAGGTTCACAAGGTAATCCTATTCAGAAAGAGCGCCAACGTCAGGCTCTTATGAAAGAGAATAAGATTTCCGATATTCGTAACATGATTGGAGAAGATACTCCATTATATGAAATGGAAATTAACGGAAGAACAGTCACACTAAATACCAGTATGGCTAAAAGAATCCTTGAAGTTTATGATTCGGTCAATACTAAGAACAAAAAGATTGTTGAAAGTATGTTGAACGAAGACCTAGAATCCTTCAAGAAACTACTTAACTTTTCGATAAAGGCATAATAAATGGCAACGACAATAACAAAACAAACATTAGTAGATACCAACAGACATGCCGTTATTAAAGTTGTTGGTTATGGTGGTACAGATGCCAATGTTTCATTGATCGTAGCTGCAAATCTAGCTTATGCTATTAATGCTACAGGTCAGATTAGCACATCTAATCCAAAGCGTCTTAATAGAGTTGCTATCAAGCGTATTTGGGGTCAAGGTCAAATGACTGCTGCGAAAGCAGTAACACTACAATGGGGCGGTAATAGCAATTCATCTATTGTTACATTTGGTAATGGACCATTCGATTATAACTTTGACTCAGGAAGCACACCAGGAACAATTGAAATTCCTGACACAGCAAATTGCACAGGCGATATTGTATTCACAAGCACCGCTGGTGCTACAGATACTTGGACACTATTCATTGACATCAAGAAAGATGGTCGTGATTATGACCAGGGTAAAACAGCCGATCCAATCGCATTTAATAGAACAGGTGTTGTCTAATGTCTAATCTAGTCGAAAGCATTATTTCTGGCGATTATACCGTAGCTAAAGAACTTTTTGAAGATCGTATTGGTAATATCAAAGAACGTAAGATGTATGAAAAGAAGCGTATGGTTGCCGCTGAAATGGATGAAGCAATGGGCGGTAAATCAATTGCTCAAGCAAGAGCGGACATTGAAGCAAGAGGTATGACACCTCGTAAAGCATCTGATGTCTTGCAGGATCCTAAAGATAGAAGTTTACCACCAATAGGTTCTAAATCTACCGTTAAAACAAAAAAGAAAAAAGTTTCAGAAGCCACTGAAAAGAGCACCGCCGGTATTAGAGGTGCAATGCAGTCTAGTGATCCTGACGTAGCAGGCGCCGCTAGAAAGAAAGCTGGTCTATATAGAGCCGCAATTGCTTTAAGTGGCAAAAAAGGTTTAGGTGGTAAAAAGGCACCTAAAGTAAAATTTATGCCTAAAGAAAAGCCAGTCGCACAGAGAAAGGCTGCTCCTTCTACTCCAAAAGATAAAGATAAAACCGGTTATGCAGATACACCAACAGGCCGTAATCGAAAGAGAGCGGATGATATTGCTGCAAAAAATCCACCAGGTTCGGCTGGACTAAAAATTGCTAAAGGTATTGGTAAAGTGGCAGGCTTTATAGCTAGAGATATTGTCGGATCAATACCAGGCTAAATATACCTAAAGGGTTTAATAAATGAAACTTATTAGAGAAGAAATTCAAGACGTTCAATATCTTGTCGAGGAAGATAAGAAAACTGGACAGAAGCATCATTTCATTGAAGGTATCTTCATGCAGGCTGAAAAGCAGAACCGCAATGGTCGTGTATATCCAATGCCAGTTCTCGCTAAAGAAGCTGCAAGATATAATACAGAATATGTCCAGAAGAATAGAGCGTTTGGTGAACTAGGTCATCCAGAGAATCCTCAAATCAACCTAGATAGAGTTTCGCATATGATCACCAAGTTATATGCCGATGGTACTAACTTTATTGGTAAAGCTAAAATTTTGGATACTCCTAACGGTAAAATCGTTAAGAGCCTATTAGACGGTGGTGCTAGCCTAGGTGTTTCTACAAGAGGCGTAGGTTCTCTAAGAGCGCACAATGGTTATCAGCAAGTTCAGGACGATTTTAAGTTGGCTACAGCGGCAGACATTGTAGCGGACCCAAGCGCACCTGATGCTTTCGTTCAAGGCATTATGGAAGGCAAAGAATGGATTTTTGAGAATGGTAAGTGGAAAGAGCAAGAATATTATCATGCTAAAAAACTTATCAAAGAAGCCTCTAAAAGTGAAATAGAGTCCGTGGCTCTAAAGATTTTCGAGAACTATATCTCAAAATTATAAAAATACTAAATACATTAGGAAAAGGAGTATTATCCAAATGGCATCACTAACCGAAGCAGCAAAGGCTGTTTTAGAAGGTAAGGTTCTAGAGGAAGGAATTCCAACCGTTGGTTCACTCAGCGGCGGTGTTTCTAACCCAAATCCTGTAGACCCATCTACCGCTTCTACAGGCAATGCTAAGACACTACGTCCTGGTTCAGCAAATGTTGATCCAAGACACGTTAACCCAGGTGCACCAGGTGAGTCATCATTTGGTGGTGTGGAAGACCTAGACGGTGCTACACCAACCGAGGTTGCTGACGAAAATCTAGGCGCTAAGGCTGCCGGTAAGACTGGTAAGGACAAATCACGTTCTGGTCAGGCTTCTGTAGCCGCTGAGCCAATGAAGAAACTAAGCGAAGATGAAGAAACTGAAGGTGAGATTGTAGCCGAAGCAGAAGAAGCTAAGCCAGAGGCAGTTGCTTCCCGTATTGCTCGTGTTAAGAAAGCCGCTAAGGTTTCTGGTCATAAGCAGGTTGAAGAGGAAAAAGACGAGGACGAAAAAGAGTCCAAAGCACATGAGAAAAAAGAATCTAAGTGCGAAAAGATGGACGAAGAAGTAGAACTTGACGAAGAAACTCTTGCCTTCATTGATGCTGCTATTGAAGAGGGTTATTCGGAAGAAGAAATCATGGCCGCCCTTGAAGAAGGTTTCAACGAGGAAGCAGAAATGGTTTCAGAAGAAGAAGCCCTTGCAGACTATCAGGTTGATATGTCCGAACATGTTAATGCACTACTAGAAGGCGAAGACCTTTCTGAGGACTTCCATGCCAAGGCTACCACAATCTTCGAAGCTGCTGTTAAAGCAAAGCTAGAAGAAGAGGTTGCACTACTAGAGCAAGCATATGCTGAGACACTAGAAGAACGTGTAGCAGAAATTGTAGATCAACTATCAGAAGATGTTGATAACTATCTAAGCTATGTTGTAGAACAGTGGATTGAAGAAAATGAAGTTGCTGTTGAGTCCGCTCTCCGTAGTGAACTAACCGAAGACTTTATTGGCGGCCTTAAGGCTCTATTTGCTGAACACTACATCGACGTTCCAGAAGAAGAAGTTCATGTTGTTGAGGAACTATCTTCAACAGTTGAGGAACTAGAAGCAAAGCTAAACGAAGAAATTGAACGTAATGTTACACTAAACAATATGATCAATGAATCTCGTAAAGCTGAATTAACTGGTTACGTTAGCGAAGGTTTAACCAACACTCAGAAAGAGAAAATGAAATCTCTCGTTGAGGGTGTAGATTATACCAACGATGACGAATTTATTACTAAGATTTCTACACTAAGGGAGAATTACTTCCCAACTGCCGTCAAGACCGATGAGGTTCTAGACCGTGTTGAGTCACAGGATCCAAAGATGATTTCGGAGTCAACTCTCGAAGGTCCAATGTCTCGTTACGTTCAGGCTCTTGGCAGAAGTCTTCCAAAATAATTATAAATAAAAGTTAGTAACTTTTTACTTAACAAGAAAGAAGGGTAAAAACAAATGTATCTTACAGAAAACCTAGAGAAGAAGTGGTCACCAGTTCTTGACCACGACGGTCTCAATAAAATTAAGGATCCATATCGCCGTGCTGTCACAGCGGTTATCCTTGAGAACCAAGAAAAAGCAATGGCTGAAGAGTCCCGCACTCTTAACGAAGCTGCTCCTACAAACTCAGGTGGCGGACTCGGTGCTGGTACAAACATTGGCTCATACGATCCAATTTTGATTTCTCTCGTTCGTCGTGCGCTTCCAAACCTCATTGCTTATGACGTTTGTGGCGTTCAGCCAATGACCGGTCCTACCGGCCTCATCTTCGCTATGCGTTCTAAGTATAAGCAGATGAACGGTGACGAGGCTCTATTCTATGAAGCAAATACCGCATTTTCTTCACAGAACTCAGCTGGTGGTCTTGCTGGTACAACTTCCGGTAATACCTCAAACACCAACCCAGTATTCGACCTAAGCGATTCCGCAGTTTACGGCACCGGTAAGGGCATGACAACTGCGCAAGCTGAAGCTCTCGGCGATGCTGCTGGTAACCATTTTGCTGAAATGGCATTCGCCATTGATAAGGTCACTGTTACAGCCCGTAGCCGTGCTCTAAAAGCAGAATACACCACAGAACTTGCTCAGGATCTTAAAGCTATTCACGGCCTTGATGCTGAGACAGAGCTTGCTAACATTCTTTCAACAGAAATTCTTGCTGAAATCAATCGTGAGGTTATCCGCACAATTTACCGTTCAGCAACAGTTGGCGCTCAGTATGGTGTTACAACCGCTGGTACATTCGATCTTGACACAGACTCAAACGGCCGTTGGTCAGTTGAGAAGTTCAAAGGTCTTATTTTCCACATTGAACGTGAGTGTAACGCTCTCGCCAAGGCAACTCGTCGTGGCAAGGGTAACATCTTGATCGTCTCCTCAGACGTTGCTTCAGCAATGTCAATGGCTGGCGTTCTAGATTACGCTCCTGCTATGTCAACCGAACTAAACGTTGACGATACAGGCAACACCTTCGCAGGTGTTCTACATGGTCGTGTCAAAGTTTACATCGATCCATATTTCGGTGGTTCAGCAAATGGCGACGAACTAGTAACCGTTGGTTACCGTGGTCAGTCACCATTCGACGCTGGTCTATTCTACTGCCCATACGTTCCACTACAGATGGTTCGTGCAATTGGTCAGGATACATTCCAGCCAAAGATTGGATTTAAAACACGCTACGGCATGGTTGCAAATCCATTCGCTACTGCTGCTGGTGACGGTGTTGTTGGTGATAGAAATACATCTAACCAAGCTAACATCTACTACCGCATCTTCCGTGTTCGCAACCTAACCTAAGATTAGGGCAACATTTAAGAACTAAGAGAGGGGCTTCAAGCCCCTCTTTTTTTGTCTGCTAAATAATAGTGATGGAGGCATTAGATGACTATAGAATCCTTTACTAGTAATATACCACAGAATAGCAGCATACTACAGGCTACCAAGTTTACCTTCTTGATTCCTGATATGCCATTCTTGAAGTATTTTTGTCAGACAGTGAGCCTACCATCAGTCTCCACGGGCGAGGTAGCCATACCTACTCCTTTCTCTACCACATACAGACATGGTGATAAGTTAAACTTTGAAGCCTTCACTATTACCGCACTCATGGACGAAGACCTAAGGGTGTGGGAAGAGACCTATAAGTGGCTTAAAGGTTTGACCAGACCTTCTGAATATGCTGAATATATCAAAGCAAAAAACCCTAATACACCTCTTTACTTTGACGGTTATCTTACAATCAATACCAATGCAAATAGACCAAACATTCGTGTTAAGTTCCATAATTGTCATCCCACATCCCTAGGAATGATAAACTTTGATACTAAGACGGATGCTGATACTATTCCTGTCTGTGATATTACATTCCGTTACGATCTATTTGAGATTGACAGATTAGACTAACTGTTATATAATAAGATTTTCGGAAATGGAGTGAACTGTGAACTTAAGACCGCCTGTGAAAATTGATGCCTTGATGAATGAATGGTCGGAAGATACCGTTATAGATAGTACCAATGTAGATTTGGAATTGTTAAAGATTGGACATCTTCATAGTAAATATCTTAACATTATGTCCTATCATAGGCATGTTGTCAGAAAGACAGAAGCCGATTATAAGGACATGAAAGAGATTAGGCGTGAATATATTGAAGGTAAGTGTGAGAAAGAAACACTTGATCAATATGGCTGGGAACAGTTTCAAGGCAATCCTATAATTATGAGAACTGGCCAAGAAAGCAAACTAGAGCATGATCCAGTGCTAACCAAAATACTACTAAAGAAGGTTGCACATGAAGAGATTGTATCCTTTTGTGAAAGTGTCCTTCGATCATTAAACAACCGCTCTTGGGATCTTAAATCATATGTCGATTATCAAAAGTGGGCAAACCCGGCAGGTAGATGACACACTTATCAATTAGGAATGTTAACCACTCGTATGTCAGGATTGACTGTGATACCGGTATAGCATGGGAACTCCGAGACGCCTTTAGTTTCCGTCCACCAAATTTTCAATTTGTTCCAGCTTTTAAAAACAAGTTGTGGGATGGTTACATTCGAATGTATAATCCTAATACACGCCTTGTCTATAGAGGCCTTGTCGATCAGATTACAAAGTGGGCTGAAAGTAGAGGCTATGAATGGGATTATCCTGATCAAGACTTTGATAACAATATCTCCTTAGAAGAGGCTAAAGAATATGCCGAGCAACTTAATCCTAAGCATCAGCCTAGAGACTATCAGTTAGACGGTTTTGTTCATGCTATTCGTTCTAAAAGAAAGATCATTATCTCTCCTACTGGATCTGGTAAGTCTTTACTACAGTATATGATTTGTATGTATCTATTGAAACAAGGTAAGAAAGGACTATTGATAGTACCTAGAGCAGCCCTTGTTGAGCAGATGTTTTCCGACTTTCAAGACTATTCTTGTAACAATGGCAAAGATATGTCTAAGTATTGTCACCGTATCTATTCAGGTAAAGAGAAAAGTACCGATTGTCCTATCGTTATCTCCACTTGGCAATCATTACAGAACATGCCTAAGCCATATTTTGCACAGTTTGACTATGTGATTGTGGACGAGGTGCATGGTGCTATTGAAAAGAGCCAGACAGCCAAGGTATTATCTAGTATCGTTTCTAACTGTATCAATGCTGAGTATCGTATCGGTGTAACAGGAACATTACCTGAAGGTCCCAATATAACAATGACCTTATGTGGTTTGTTTGGTACAATTCATAAGGTAATATCATCTAAAGAACTTATGGATAGGAATGAGTTGGCTGAATTGACTATCAAATGTCTGTTATTGAAATATACCGATCCTGAATGTCAGTATATGAAAACTGCCTCGTATAAACAGGAGTTGGACTATATTGTAGGCAATCAAGAGAGAAACAACTTTATTGTAAATCTAGCCTTATCTTTGCAAGGAAACACCATCATCTTCTTTAACTTTGTTGAGAAGCATGGTGAGGTGCTATACAACATGCTAAATAAAAAGGCCAAGAATAGAAAAGTATTTTTCATCCACGGAGGAACAGATGTCGAAGACCGAGAGCAAATTAGAAAAATTCTGGAGAACGAGCGGGACGCTATTCTTGTTGGGTCCGTTGGCGTTCTTAGTACCGGTACTAATATCGTGGCCCTCAATAATGTCATATTTGCATCCCCAAGCAAATCTAAAATCCGAAATCTACAGTCCTTGGGGCGTGCCCTCCGTGTCAATGCAAGTAAGCAATCCGCCACACTCTTTGATATTGCCGATGACTTTAGCTGGAAGCAGAAAGAAAACTATACTCTTAGACACTTCTTCGAAAGAGTTAAAACCTATAGTGCAGAAAAGTTCAAATTTAAAATCTACAAAATCAACCTCAAAGAATAAAGTAGTAAAACGTAAGGTAATCAAACGAAAGAGAAGATAATGTCCAGTGAAAATCCTCATGCTAAATTTGTCCGTTTAAAGACCGGCGATGATGTGATATGTGAATTGGTAACAACTGAAACGAATGAGGAGTCTTGGTATACTTTAGTTAATCCTTTGAAGGTAACATATGTTCCATCGGAATATGGTTACCTTCAAATTGCTTTTATGCCTTGGGTGTTTCCTAAGATATGTGATATCCAAGAATTTGATGTAGTGGAAGATGATGTTCTCTTTATAGCCGATGTGACTGAAAAGATGAACGGCTACTACTGGGAGAACTTACATACATATATTAAGGAGTCATGTGAACCGGAACAGCCCACAGAGGAAGAAACTGGCATGACCAAGGAAGAAGAATTAGAAATGTATAACAAGATCATGGAACAATTAGGAAATAAAAGGACATTCCACTGATGGCAACTAAAGACACGAATGAGTATCTATCTTTTGATGATGCCGAACTTACCAATGACTTTGGGTTTTCATTTGGTAGTGAAGATGAAATTGTTGCAGAAGCTATAGCACCGGCTTCGGATGAAATATCAGATTTGAAAAAGAGATTAGAGGCGGTAAGGAAGATATACTTGCCTTTACTACAGAACTTATCTAAAAACTCCGATCAGCCTATTATCAAATGGCCGGACCGTGGTCCTGTGCTTAAAAAGCATATTGATAAACTGATGCTTCTCACGGACCCGGCGTTCAAGTCTTAGTGTTGCCGTGCTTCGCACGGTCTCGCTTCGCTCGACTTGGAGCATTTGATAGGATTAAATTCAATCTTGGCTGGTGGAGCGGAGCACATTATACACACAATAACAGGACCTTGTCAAGGGCTAAAATAGGTTGACATGTAACTTTTTTTGATGTATAATGTCTAATCTAATTAGAAGAGGTTTATGATGACAGATAAGAAGAAAAAGAAGAACCATTACGTTGACAACGAAAAGTTCTTGGCTGAGATTAAAGTTTATAAGAAACATTGTAGAGATGCGGCTGTAGAAGGTCGTGAGAAGCCTAGAATTTCAGAATATATTGGCAAGTGTATATATCTGATTGCCGAAAACCTGTCACATAAGCCTCGTTTTATCAACTATTCATTCCGTGATGAATTGGTATCGGATGCTATTGAAAATTGTTTCCTTTACTTTGATAATTTTGATGATGAAAAGTATAGTAATCCTTTTGCTTACTTTACTCAGATCATCTACTACGCCTTCCATCGTCGTATTTCCAAAGAAGAAAAGAACCGATATATAATGTATAAGAAGTTCCAAGAGTCTGTTTTGGATACCTCTGATGTTTCTTTGATGATTGATTCCGACGACAACCACTTGATTTCTACCACGATGTATGATAACCTTAATGAGTTCATTAGGAAGTTTGAAAAGAGAGAAGCGGAAAAGAAAGAGAAGCGTAAACAAGCTAAAGAAGGGCTAGAAAAGTTTGTAGGAGAAGATGATGAAGGAAGAGAACCAATTTGAAATACCGTTTCAGGTACAGACGTTGATAACAACATTGAGAGATAATAGAGAAAGAGTCCATGTTCGTGGAAACTATCGTATGCGCCTGGAAGGTATACGCAAGGCTATCGATAAAGCTCTTTTGGATTATGATACTGAAATGGGAACACCTCAGGTGATTAAACGTAGGAAAACGTCATGACCGATATTGATGATTTTGTTTCCGAGATTGATCAGAGTATTGAGTGGTTCTGTGACAAGGTGGTAGAACCTGTTCCTATGAATGATGCGGATAGAGATAAGATTATGAAACGTATGATTAGTTTAGGCTGGCTGAGGCAATCGGAATATGAGACGTATAAAGTCGCTACTAAAGAAGATTGATGAAATTATCTTTATGATTGTAACAGTTACAACCAATTTGATTAGAGAATTTCGTGATCGTAAGTCATAAGAAGCATGATAAGGCCTCTTTTATGCTATTTGAGGATGTTTTCAATACCATTGAATTGAAACACATCTGGCAAGAAGCCATGTTCCTTTGTCATGAACGTAAGTTCTCTGGTCCTTCGGTAACAGGATCAGCCATTGAAGATAATGAGTTTATAAAGAATAACAAAGGAATATGGTTAGATAAGTTATATTCAGATCGAAAAATTTCAAATTATCTATCATTGTATAGGAAACCTTTTGATAGTATTCTAGATCAAAAGGACAAACTTATAGATATAGACTTTAATATGAAACTATTCTATCTCACCAGTGCTGATGTTACTTTGTTAAGCTATTATGAAGATTCTGATTACTATAAAAGTCATACCGATAATTCTTGTTATACATACATTTTTTGGCTGTTTAGGGAACCAAAACTGTTTTCCGGTGGTGATCTGGTATTTCCTGAACTCGATCTGACCATTAATGTTAAGAGTAACATGGCTATTTTATTTCCTTCCTGGCTCGATCATAAGGTTGACAATGTATCCATATGTGATACCATAGAGAAGTTTAATTGTAATGGACGGTTTTCGTTCACAACATTCTTTAAGATAGAGGATTGATTATGGCACTGATTGCTATGCCTACTGATACACATGCCGGTGTTCGCAATGATAATCCAGCCTTTCATGTGTATCAAAAGAAATGTTGGAAATGGTTCTTTGATAATATTGATGCAAACAATATCAAACATGTTATTCATCTTGGTGATATCTATGACCGTCGCAAGTATGTGAACTTCATGTCAGCAATGCGGCTCCGGGAAGATTTCTTTGAACCATTAGCGGAGAGAAACATTGAGACCCATATTATCGTTGGTAATCACGATATGTATTATAAGGATACTCACGTGGTCAACGCCCTGGAGGAAGTTGTTCGTGGGCGA